CGACAGATCCGCGTTTACCAGCGCGGGGACAATGTCGCTGGTTATTTTCGCGCCAAGCGCGGTAATGTGTTCGCCGGTATGAATTTCTATGTATTCCAGCGCTTTTACCTGGTTCGCGGTCAGCTTTACGTTTTGGACGAGGCGGTTCAGTTCATAGTCGCTGAGGGTTTCTGAGAACCTGCGGTTTATCATCCGGAACTTGCCGTATTTATACGCTGTCGTGATAAGGTCTGTAATGTTCTCAGGCAGATTTAACCTTTTCATCAATGCGGGCGGCGGCGCGCCCTTGCCCGTTATTAATTTACGTATTACATCGACATGATCTTTGACAATCGTTATGATGGTCTCTGCATTAGCCTGTGTCACGCATAATCACCGCCGCCTATCCGTTTCCCGCGGTTACAACATCCGCGATGTCCTGAATCATATGCTCAAAAATCTTCGATACATAAGCATCCACAATGTCTTTTTGGCCCTTCAGGAAAGCGTCGGGGAGCGCATTTTGCTCCCTGCTTAAGCGGATGGAGTCAACGGCCTTTTCCAGGTCTATTTCGGCGTCGGCGGGGCTGCCGTGAAATTTTAAGAGGATTTTTTGACGATTCATCATGCGCTGACCGCCTCGGGATGCAATTCAAGGTATTTATCCAGCATCATTTTAGTAGGCAGAAACAAATCCAGGCTTAGCAGTTCCAGAATGTTCACCCATTTCAATTCTTCCATCTCAGCCGCTTGCGGCCGGATTGTACCAGAATAATCATCAGTGTAGAAGCTGAACGTTATCCAGACTTTTTCGTTGCCAAATGAACCCACATGAATGTCAAATAGTTCTGGGGAGTGGATATTTAAATTTACTTCCTCTTTGACCTCCCGGATAATCCCCTTTAAAACGGTTTCGCCGATATTTACTTTACCGCCGGGCGTACACCAAAGATGGTTATCCGTCCGCTTACCGATCAGCGTTTTGCCGTCAGATCTTAATATCAGAATTCCGACGCCCCAATTATTGCCGGTTTTCATGGTGTAGCTGTTAATTAACCTTGATTCGTCATTTAACAATGCAAACATCCCCATAAGTATTACGCGTCTAACTTAAATAAATTCAAAATTGAAGCTTTGACCAGCAGTCTTATTAAAATAAATATTTGCCTGCGTCATACTGTCCACTTGATCATCGTGGGCGCCATTAGGGAAGCTTGCAAACTCTTCGATAAAGTCGCTTATCCAGGGCGCGATAGCCGGCGCCGGTATACAAATGTTACCCGCTTCCACCAATGGGCTGGCTGCCTGGGCGCGTACAATCTTACCGCCCTCGGGGTTTACTGGTATTAATCCGGTTATTTCTGATTTTAGCGTATCTATAACAGCTGTACCATTGGCTTTGTCCTCTATCAGTTTTCGGTATGCGGTTGGCCATTTATAAGATAAGTTCCGCATTGTGACAATAGTGGCCGAGAACGTCATTTTGTCACGGACCTGATCAATAAGATATCGCATAGCGCCTTTGCGGCCCCATACCTGGATAACTACGTAATCCGAATCGTCGCTTCCTTTAAACGCACAATCCGCAGATATAATGATCTCGTCGAAACCTGAAGGCATAACAATATAGTATTTCCACCATTCCCGCTTGAAGAGATTCCCTTCCAATGCCGAAGGCCTTTGCTGATACAGCGCTGCCCAGTTATAAGTGCCGATTGTCTTCTTTATATCCGCGAGTTTGTCCAAATTGAATTTGTTCTCCCATAACGCCGCGCCAATCACGCGCGGATCATATGGGCAATCTTCGTATTCTTTTATAGCTGGTAAAGAAAGGACATCCCACTTATCACCATTTCCAGACGCAGCGGCTTTAAGCAACCGGCCGGCAAGATCGTCCTCATGCCAGCGAGTTACCGTGAGCAGGATAGATGCGTCTTTTTCTTGGCGGGTATAAAGCGTACTGGTGTACCAATCCCACAGCTTTTCGCGATATGTGAGACTGTTAGCTTCCTCTCGGTTCTTAATTACATCGTCCATGATTATGTAATCCGCGCCCATACCGGTTATTCCACCGCCAACCCCGGCACTACGGTACGTGCCTCTATGACCAACCACTTCGAAAATATCTGAGTTTCGCAAAAAACTACCGTTTGCAACAATACGGATATTCTTTCCATATAGTGATGTTTCGGGGAACACCGCACCATATTCTGGACTGTCGATAATCCTTTGGACGTCTCTATTCATGCGTTGAGCGAGATCTGCGCTGTAGCTGGTAGCGATGATACTACAGTTGGGATCTCGGCCAAGAAGAAAAGCAGGGAGCTTGCGGCTGACTAATTCTGATTTTCCATGCCGAGGTGGCATGAAGACCATAAGCCGGCGTAATTTTTTTTGAGCGAAGGCGGTGAGGTATCTGCATATAAGCTTATGATGCCAATTAATCTGATAATTACAGTCGGTATACAACGCAAAAGCAGCAATGTTACGGCGCGCTAACTCACGGGCGGCCTTCTTCTTAACGTCATCCGGAATCTCCATAATCTCCACCAGCCAGAGTCCTTAACTCATCTTCAGACAGGTCTTTATAGAGATCCTGTTTCTCCTCCTCTGTTTTCGAACTCGGAGTTTTCTCTTGGAACATCCCAAGATACCTACCCAGCAGTTCCAGCGCCTTAATTTTATCGCTTGGTTTCATTCCGCTTTCCATATGCTTGTCGTCCATACTCATATAAGCAAGCAATTTTAATTCACGGATGACATCATCTTGCTTGACAGAATTGCGATCTGCAATCTCCGCTTCTTTTTCGCGTATAAAATTTTGTATACTAACTTTTGCTAACAATTTTGCGGATATTTCATTTGCGGTGAGTTTACTGTACCCCGAGCGGATTGCCGCTTGCGTTCCATTATGATCAATCACGTATTCATCAATAAATCTTAATTGTTTCGGGCTAATAAAATCACCGCCAAATAAAAAGCACCCCAAAAGGGATGCTTTGGATTAGTCAATTTACTATACACTTGGCCTATTTTTGTATATAATAGGCAGCGAGTGAACCGTGGGGCGGTTCAGCCAGACCTCCGAAAGGGGGCGAGGCCTATGACGTTATACCAGACGTTGCACATTGCGATCCTGCTGGGATCGCTTATCGTGGCTATCGTCACACTGCTTAAAATGAAAAAATAGCCGCCCCTTAGACTAGGCATCGGCTATTTTTTACCAGTTCATTCTGGTCTGGCCGTAACCGCTAAAACGGTAAACTCAAGAGGGCGTGTGCTCAGCACGTCCTCTCTTTATTGTGACCACAGTATAGCATATTAATCACTACATGCATAGATTACAAAAATATTTATATACCGCTGACCCGTAGAACTCCATGCTGTCATACTAGCATAAAAAAACGGACATCGACGGACATCTTTTTTAAGACGCTTTTACGTTACGTTTCTTCCTCGCTGGCAAACGCTTAATCGGCACAAGCCCAATTCCCTTTAATACCGCTTGTAAAAATTTCCTGCCTGACGGCGTCCACATGATATATGCGTCGCATTTTGATGTAGGTTGAGATTGAACACCAACCCCGCGCGCACGGTTGTCCGCCGTCAGCTTCCAACCCGCCTTCTCGTGCTTCTCGATAATGCCTAGCCTATGAAGAAGGCGATTGAAGGCGATGGCGCTGAACCCGTACATGCGGGCTATGCGATCAGTGGATATCTGGTCATCTCTTCGTACATGCGTGACCAGATCGCCGACGTCAGTATTGATAATCTGCTCGACCGGGACAAGGATCTCGCTCTGCCTTAATCGTTCAACCCTGTCGTTCAATTCTTCTATCGCGGCGCATTGGATTTCCAATCTGGCATCGTATTCCTGAAGTTTGCAGTCATGCTCTTCAATCCTTTCCTGCTGCGCTTTGACAACTGAGAAGAAAGTTTCGAGCGCTTGGATCTGATTTGTGATTGCTGGCAGTTGCGCGGCGGATATCGCCTTTGTCTCTTGGGCGATTTCTTTAAGTTTGTTTTCAACCGCGAGAAAATATGATTGAGCTTGATGACCCTTTATATTGTCCTGTTTCATGCATAATCTTTTTGCCAAATCAATCGTCAATTTATAATCTATACGTTCGACATTTCCGCCAGTGGGCGTCTCGCCAATTGTGGCGAGTCGGCTATAATCAACATTTTCCTCAAATAGATCATTTTTTAAAAATTTATCTTTACACCATCTGGCAAAGTGCGTAGGATTAAGTTCAAGAAACTCATATACTCTTTTCGCTGATACTGTTCCGTCGTTATCTACATGTAAAAGGACTTCGATAGGCGTTTTATCTGTCTGGTTCTGAACGTCTGATACTTCGGGTATGTAACTATCATTCACGCGGACACACCGCCTTTTCGATCTGAAACCAATTCGAGGGTGGGTTTATTCGCAAAATAAATTTCGTATAACTTTTCTGCGACCGCTGTAAACGCCTTTTGCTGCTCATACAACATATTGTCAAGCGCGTCTAGGATTTTTTCAGTAACGACGAAACCCTGTGTCAGT